TAGGGAAAAGAATATTCTTATTTATATAGCCTTATTTTCCCTAAAATAAAAAACCCCCGTTTTTACACGAGGGCTTTCACTTGCGTTTATTCTATAAGTCGTCACTCACTCCCAACTTTGTCAGCACCCTCACCAATCGCTGAACAGTATGAAGGATAAAAAGCAAAGCCATTGCCCTCAGGGTGATTGTTTGATTCAAGCATGATTGCCTGTTCTTTGATTTCAGGGATTGTCTTTTCACACATACAGTCTTGTAGGTGGTTAGACATTTGTTTGCATTCTCCCCAGAGTTCTTTCATGCTGTCTGGTGGAAATGAAACCTGCTCTCTTTCCAACCACTCATGTAATAAAACCCAATAGAATTTCATTTGTCTTTTGTTCATTTTACGCTCCTCTTTATTTTAAACTCTGAATTATTATAATACCCATATTCACCTTTTTCTCCTTTCTCCATCCATTTAATTTCGTTTTTTAAGAAATCTGTCATTTCTTTTTTTGTTTCAAAGGCATTGGTATTCTGTCCCCATTCAATCCAAATCATTTCACCCAGGCATTCCGTTTTATAGTTCAGGGTTAATACATAGTTGGCCTTGACATAATTTCCATATCTACTTTCACACTTGGGGCTATCATAGGCGCTGTGATTTCTATAATTATTCAATTCATACCTTACGGTTTGCTCATTTATAAAAGGTTTTTCACAGGCTCTATCGTGAAACCTTGAGTCTGATTTCCATGTCACCTCAAAAGAGTCCGTTTGACTCATAAAGCTATATTTTTTATTTTTGTTGAATTTCATTATTTTATTCGCAAATGTGTTTGATTGTTTCATAATATCTATAACAAAACTAACAACTACAACAATTAGAGTCAAGTAAAAAATGAATAATATTTAAAAAACATATCGAGGTAAATTAAAAGACTGATATGAGCGACTTAAACGCATATAAATCGAAATGGTTTGAATTTCTGAACTATGATCCGCACCCAGGTCAGGTTCAAATCCACGATGCTTTAGAGGAGCAGAGATTTGTTGTGGCTTGCTGTGGCAGGCGCTGGGGGAAGTCCATGGCGGCGGCAAAAGAAGCGGAAGCATTAGTCTCACAGCCTAATAAAAATGTGTGGATTGTTGCTCCAACTTATTCAACATCCGAGCGAATTTTTAGGATCGTATATGATGATATGATCATCAAGCACAACCTCCCCACACGGCGAAAATCACTCAATGATCAATACATCGAGTTTGAATGGGGATCAATAATAGAGGGCAAGAGTGCGGAACATCCAGAATCTTGTATTGGCGCAGGAAACGACCTTATTATTCTTGATGAGGCATCGAAGATGAATCTTAAAAAGATGTTTGAGATGTATTTGCGCCCTACCCTTTCAGATACCAAAGGCAAATGCCTGATGATCTCAACGCCTGAAGGCTACGACGCTTTTTATGAGTATTTCCTGTATGCGAAAAGAGCCGATCAATGGGCATCTTTTAATTCGCCATCATGGGAAAACCACCACAGCTTTCCGCTTGGAGAAAATGATCCTGATTTATTAGAGGCCAAACAAACATTGACCAGAGAGGTTTATGATCAGGAATTTAAGGGAGAGTTCACGGCTTTGGCTGGGCGTGTATATGGCGACTTTTCCAGAACAAGCCATGTCGGGAACCATCCATATAACCCTATGCTACCTGTGTATTTAAGTTTGGATTTTGGGTACAGGATGCCAGCCGCTATATTCTTTCAAACAGGGAGTATTGGCGACAGGGGGGATGACCATGTTTTTATTATTGACGAAATATTGCACGAAAAGAATTTAAAAATATCTAAATTATGCGAAGCTATACAAGCCAAACAGTATAGAGTCGCCCGTGTATTCGGTGATCCTGCTGGTTATCAGATGCAATCATCTGTAGGTATGGGTGAAGCCGATTTGTTCAGGCAAATCACTGGCTGGCCCGTCATTAGCAGAAGGGATAAGTACAGCCGATCAATACAGTCTGGCATCAGTCATGTTCGCCAGTTTATGATGAGCGCCGACGGGACAAAAAGATTGCATATAGACCATAAATGCACAGGGATAGTAGAAGATTTAGAATCTTATCGCTATCCAGAACATAAAGAAGGAAGTCATTTGAAAAATGATCCACTAAAAGATGGGTACCATGATCACGGGTGCGATAGCTTGAGGTATGGCCTTTGTGGGCGATTTCCTATTAGAAAACAAAAATACAGGGTGGATAAATTATGATTGAAACCGCACAGCAACTTATTCAGGAATCATTAAAAGAGCAGAAGAAGCTATATGCAAGGGGGCGCAGAGAGGCTATTTATAAATTAATGGATTACTATGCGGGGGATAACACTGCTCAATATATAGAAGACCGCTTTGCGGCAGACGCATTTAGGGAAATTCCAGTGTCTGAATTTAATGTGACTCGTAGAATGATAGACAGAATGAGCAGGATATATACGCTGGGGGCCACCAGGAATGTCAATGCTCAGTATGAACAGATGACACTTAAAAAGCCCTATAAAATGAAACACATGGAAAAAATGACCAGACTTGTGGGAACAATCGCCACACAGGTGGTGTTTAAACAGGCTCCCGATCCGCATTTTAATTATAATCCCGTGTATTATTTCGATGCCTTTTTTGACAATGATCCATTTACTCCCTATGCTATCACATATCCTATGGCGCAAAATATTTATGACGTAAGTGATGTGACAAAAATGTCCTATTGTTATTGGGATGATATGCACTACATCGTTTTTGATCAAGATGGGAATATTACATTCGAGCAGGATCATAATTACGGCATTATACCATTTATATTTACCCATAGAGAGCATCATCTTAATGAGTTTTTTGTAGCTGGTGCCTATGATATATGTGCCGCTAATGAGCAGATTAATATTTTACTTACTGAAGCGGCATTAGGAATGAGATTCCAGATGTTTGGTCAATATGTTATTGAGGGAATGTATGAGGAAGAAAAGATCATGCGTGCTGGATCATCAGAGATTATGGTTATTCCCGAACCAGCGAGGATGGACATTAAGGCACCTAAAGCAAATGTGCGAGATGCTATTGACTTAGTAAAAGCGATTCTTGATTTGACTGCCCAGAACAATCACTTATCGATTACTTTTGCAGAAGACGGAAATTCAGACAGGCCATCAAGCGGAATCGCTTTGAAGATTAAAGACTTGGAACGGTTTGAAGATTACCAAGATGATGTAGAACTGTGGGAGCTTTATGAGCATGATCTTTACAGAATTGAAAGAATCATTGCAGAAGCCAATGGGATTAAACTGCCGACAGACATGGGTTTGAAATTTCACGAGCCTGATTATCCAATGAGCGCACAGGATCAAATAGCCACAGATACATTCATGCTTGCTAATAATTTAATCACTCAAAAGGATTTGATGCTTAAATACAATAAGCATTTGACGGATAAAGAGGCTGAAAAAATAGTAAATGAAAACAAGGAAGTAAATGCCGAAGGAACAGAAGAAGCAGGGCAAGAACGATCAGTTTTTAATCGACTACTTACTCAAACTCCAGCGACTTAATGACATAGATGTCGAAATCCCGCAGGCTGACATTAATGAGGTTATTAAAAATCCTCGTCAGTATGCGCTTGATTTTATTGAGCTTGAATTTGCGAAGACGGTGCCAAAATTTATACAAGCGTATAAAGAAGGGTTTGCATTCGGTAAGAAAAACAAATAATGGCTAAGGATTTAAAAAACGGCGCAAGGTCGTTTAAGACCCAAGTTGTTGGATCGGATTCATGGCAATTAACACTGAATGTAAAATGGCTGATGCAGGCCATTTCTTTGTTATTAGGCATCATGTGGGCTTTTTGGTCGGCTATGAATAAGATACAAACGATGGAACGAGAACTGGTTGCACATAAATTGGAGATTGAAAAATTAATATCTCATCACCAAGAGCAGGAAGATTTGCGAATCTCTCAGTTAGAGGAATCAGTGAAATGGTACGAAACGGAAATGGTGAAAGTCGGAGGAGTTTCACTGAATCCTTTGAGTTGGAAAAAGAAACGAGGTAAAAACAAGGATTGAAAAATGGAAGAAGTATTCAGCCTGTATGCAGAGTACGGGGCCGTAGCGATAATAGTTGGATTATTCGTGTATCTCATATTGAATCTGATGCAGAGCCAGCGGGGGCAAAATAAGAATCTGGATGAGATACAGCAGGCAATCAGTAAAATGGAAGCTGTGCTGGACAACACAATGTCAATAACAATCAAGTTGGTAGATAGATGGAACTCTGAAAGTGCAGATCAGACACGACGGCACGAAAAGCTCACAGAAGAGCTTAATGACGTTACGGATGTTTTGATGGAGCTTAAAGGTGCCATGAGTCGAATTAATGGGAGAACATAATGTATGAATATAATGCAAAACTTGTCAGGGTTGTTGATGGCGATACAGTAGATGCCATGATTGATCTGGGCATGACGGTCTGGATTAAGAAGCGCATCAGATTTCACGGCGTTGATACATGGGAGAGTCGCACCAGGAACAAGGCAGAAAAGAAAAAAGGACTGAAAGCAAAGGCCAGAACCAAGGAACTTTTGAATGATGACGGGGGGAAATTCAAAGTCAAGTCTATGGGCATTGGAAAATATGGTCGAGTGCTGGGGGTCTTAAAAGTAGAATGCCATGAAAAGACCGTAAATCAAATGCTGATAGATGAAGGCCATGCCTATATATACCACGGCGAAAAGAAAAAGGTCTTTAAGTGATCACGACCAGTAGAAATTACAGTTTTGAAAGGGCGGCTAATAAGCTCATGGATATTATTGCTGAAACGCTGACCGATATGGCACGCTATCAGAACGAATCTATCCAAAGGGGCATAGACACCCAGACAGACATTAAAGGTGCGAAATTCGCTAAATTAAGCACTAAATCAACCCTTCCTATACGAAACAAGAGAGGACAGGGATTTACGCCGTTGGATACCATGAAAACTGGCAGTAAAAAGAAATTAAGGAACACTAAAATGGTGCCTGCTGAACGCTCGACTATGACATCAAAAGTATTGATGCTGACAGAGTGGGGAGTCTATCACAATGAAGGATTTACAACGGGGGGGAATTCGATGATTCCTGGTAAGAAAGTCCCTAAGCGTGAATGGTTTGGAATCGCTAAAGAGATGAAAAAAGGTGGGAAGCAATATGAAAAATTTGTGCGGATGACTTTAACAAAAATAGTAAAATCAATTAAAAAATAATGCCATCACCAGAAGAATTACTCGCTTTATTTGGTGACGACTTTGATGATGTCTTAAAGGGGTTGGCCCAGTTGCCACCTGAAGCCAGAGAGCTACTTGATGGAACAATGAATAAAATGCTGTATGATGCAGACATTTTTGACTCAAGAGTCAGCAAAGCTGTTCGAACACAAGGAGCATCTGGGATGTCCGCCGCCGCTATTAGCGCAGGCCTTGCAAATGATATGGCGACAGGCGGCCCTGTATTCGGAGAGATCAGAAACACAATCAAGGGATCACTTGTAGAAGGAATAAGCCAAACGGGGAGAGCTGGATCGTTTGAAGCATACGACGCTGACGATAAAACCATGTTTATGTGGGTTACTGTGGCAGGGCATAAGGTTTGCCTTGATTGCGCCCCGAGAGGAGGTCAGGAGAAAACACTTAAAGAATGGGAACAGGAAGGGATGCCTGGGTCAGGGTGGTCTGTTTGCAAAGGGTATTGTTATTGTATTCTCGATCCAAGTGGTAAAATATCGCCAAGGTTGCAAATGGAAGCACGGGACGCAAAAAAGATTCAAGAAAAAGGGGCGACAATAAGACCGAAAACAGGTGCAAAAACAGCGACTACAACAAAGGCCGTAATAGATAAAAAATTCACAAGTCAAAACGCACAGGGAAATCAGCATTTTGTTGATGCGTTTACGGATAGCAGTGAAAAATTCAAATCAATTTTAATGAAATTTCCCGAGCTAAGACATATCGCTCAACAAAAAAGAGGGGGATATTTTACAGAATGGCAAAATAAGGCTTTTACAAAATACTACAAAGGAGCAAAGGACAAAGCATATCACAACCGTCATGGGGCAATCAGTATTAAGATGCAAAGCAAATCTAACATGAAGGGGTATTTGCAAGAATACAGTACAATTCGGCATGAATACGGACATTTTATGCACCACAATCTCCATCCCTATATCCAGAAAATGGATGGAATATATAAAAAATACCACGATGAAATAAAAAGAGGAATTAGCGTTTCTGTTGATGATTTTATTAAAAAGCATAAGCTGAATAAATACGCATCAGACCATTTAAAATTTCACGATGCCTTTGTCAAGGCAAGAACCAGAGTTGGGGTTGGCAGTAAATGGAAAAGGACAAATAAGGTAATGAAAGAATCGCTAAAGCAACACCGTGAGATGATGAATGAGTTACACGCTGTAATATGGCGTGGTGAGAAAGGTGGTAAATATTTTACTAAAGATCACTCCCTTGTAAAGGCGTTGATGGCCGACAAATCCGATTCTTATGGATATATTCAAGACCTTTTTGGAGCATTGACAAAAAATAAAGTGGGGTGGGGACACGCTGACTCGTATTATAATCACGGAGGCATGGCGATGCACGAAACTTTTGCTAATTTGACTTGTATATACAGCAACGAAAATCCAATATTATGGAACTGGCTAAAAGAGAATCTGCCAGAACTAACAGCTTATTATGATGAACTGATGGATACTATAATGAGGGACGGATATTTTGGGAAATCTATGGGGACGGGCATTGAGTCGTTTAGCCCTCCCATCATCTAAACCTTTACCAGTTTTCCAGATTTAATATCATCATCGGTGATACCTAATTCATCATTGATTATCTCATGGTAGCCACGCATAGGGGACTTGGTTTTTAATGCTTTTTTAAGTTCTATCAATAAATCATCATCTGGGTATCCAAAAATGGGCGGATGTTTCCCAAATAATAATTCGTATTCTTTTGTGGCCTGTACAATTTCAGGTTCAGGCATATTATAGCCTCCTATTTTAAAGGGTTAATTTACTACTTTTTCTTCTTTTAGTGAATACAACCTTTAATATAACATTACTTGGGAAATCCCACTCTTGCCCACACGCTTCACATACTACTTCTTGATAAATATCAAC